TTTCGAGTTGACGCGGGTGCGACCACCCCAGATGAACACGGCGCTCTGAGGATAACCAGGCAGAGTGCGGATCGCGTTGCAACCGTCCGGATTCAGCAGGTTTTGCTGAGCGGAGTTGATGGGGATCTGAGCGGACACAGCGTCGGCCAGCTGGTACTTAACGCCAGCAGGCGGGAACTGATAGCCTTCAGCACGGTAACGACGTACAGCCACACCGGTCACATAAGGTGAGGGCGGGATGTAAACGCCAGAGCCATTCTCGATCCAAGGACCGTAGTAGGCAATGAAGCCGAAGTAACGCTGAGAATCGTCGTACAGGGCATTAACGTTGTCAATACCGCGCTCGATGAACTTAGCTTGAGGAACACCACTGAAACCAACGCCACGGAGAGCATTATCAATGATCTCGGTTGAGGTGATGGCATCGAAGCGCCACAGGCTGCTAGGAGGAGTCTGCTCAGGTGTAAACACCAGTTCGATCTGGCTTCCGTAGCAAGGCTGACCGCCTGCAGTCAGGTCACCGCCAAGGCTAGCGGCAGTGATAACAGCCCAGATATAGGTGCTACCGTCATACTCGAGAACGACTCGGTCACCATTTACAACAGCGGTGCTGCCGTCAGGGGTGAAGCCAGAGCCAGTAACATCGTAGTAAACACCGACCAGACGATCCTGAATAGCCACCAGGTCGTTACCGGAGTCACCGTTGTTCACACCAGCAGCAAGAGCGTAGGTGGTGGAGCCACTTACCACACCAACGTTGGCAACAGTAGCAACGTCAAACGAAGTGATACCGTATCCAGTGAGTCCCAGGCCAGTGTCGCCAACGGCGTAACCGTTACCGCCAGAGGAGATGGTGACGTTTGACACAACACCAAGGGCCACGGTGACGGTGGCAAGAGCACCAGCGCCAACACCTGTACCAGGAGTCACGGGGACGTTGTAGTAAGTTCCGTTGATGAAAGGACCAGGGTCAGAAACGAGGTTGTTAATGGTCAGCAGAGGACCATCGGTGCCTGTACCAGCAGCATTATACACACCACCAGCGATAGGGGCGATAGCCGGTACGAGGAAAGCCTCGGGCTGATAGAACTGATCAACGGTGGGAACGCAATAAGCGTTAGTGATAGCGGAGACCGGAGCCGCTGTCGGGTTAACCAGATTCAGGGAGGGAAGCCAATCGCAGAGACTGGCGGAGGTCAGATCTTCACCGTAAGGAGTGATTTGATCCTCGCCCAAGATAACCGAGCTGTTGTTCAGATAGATTGAAACAGCAGGGTTAGTTCCGCCAACAGCACCAGGAGCAACAGAGGCGTCCAGAGCCGAGTTGAAAATGGAGCTGGTGTCAAACTCGTATTTACGAGCGCGAATCATCGGCAGAGTCAGCAGCTCGATCGGAGAAATGGTTGTGAGACCGCCACCCAGAACTTGTGAGTAGAAAACCGAAGGGTAGGTACTAGCGGTACCAAGAGCCGGAAACGCAACAAACGAGCTAACAGTGTAGTTAGCCAAAGAGTTGGCAAGCACAAAGTTGTTAGCGTCGACAACCTTAACCCAGTAAGGACGGCTGACCATTTTGTTGGTCTGGCTTACGAGGTTGCTGGTTGTGGGACCAGGAACGGTTACAGAGATCGGCTGAGTGAAGAAAATTTTCTGACCGCTGCGCAGGCCGTGGCCTAAGACATTGAAGTTAGCAGCTCCGACAAAAGTCGAAACAGCGCCGCCGTAGAGGCCCACCTGGCTGTTGGGGTTCAACAGCGTGCGGCTCACCCAGTTCAGACGGTAGGTGTCAGTAGCGTCCTGGAGAGTTCCGGGAAGGTGCAGGGTGTTAACACCGGCATTAGCGCCAGAAATGTTCTCAATCAGGTCGGAAGTCTGACCGTTGATGTTAACCGGCAGATCCCAGTAAGGATCAGCGTAGGATACCAGAGCTGTGTCACCGGTGGGAGCGACAACAGTAAAAGCGCCAGTAGGAGCAGAGGTAATGTTAGCGGTTCCGCCAGCCAGAACGACAGCGTTATAGATATTTGAGGCATCTACAGCGTTGGTGGCCAGGAAGACGTAATTCAGAGAGTACTCTGAGTCTGTGGCGGTGTTGTAAGGGGGAGCGATAACAAAAACATTGGTACCGTTCAGGGCATAGAAGTCATTGCCCACGGAAGCGCCGCTCAGAACCACTTCCTGAATCGGAAGGGTCACAGGCCAGAACTGATCGGTATCCAGTTGGAAGATTCCGTTAACAGCAGTGGGAACTGCGTTAATAGTGTACTGTCCGTTATCAAGCAGACCAACTTGAACACTGTCAGCAACAATGTTGGCTGACTCACTTACAGCAGTCTGAGCCGACTCACCGTAAACGATGGTCTGATAGCTCAGCTTATTGGGAGAGAAGTCGGTCCCAGTCCACTCGTAAATGGCGTTATCCACCAGATACTTGAGTCCGGTTACCAGGTCAGCAGCAGCCTGATGAGGAACGTACTCGCTGTACTTATTGATATCCGTTACCAGGTAAGGACCGGGATCAGCCAGAGCCATCCACTTGTAGTTGTTGCTTTCGCAATGGGCAGCAGCAGCAGCGCCAACCAGAGCACGACCGTCAGCGTCGAATTGAGCGTAGGCGGTTGGAGTGATCAGGTAGCCCTGATCTTGCTGACCATCGAACGCAGTGGCGATGCACTGAGTGTAGTCCTGGGGAACGCGATCAAGATTGCCCTGCTGACCAACAATATTCTGGATATCGTAAGCGTTCTGCATGAACACGAAGTTGCTTCCAACGGGGAAGACTTCGGTTACAACGCTCACATTACCATCAAAAGTTGTGGCGGCAATAGTAACGTAGCTGTTCTGGGAATTGCTAGAGGGATCCAAGTCGTTCAGCTGACCAAAATCGCGAACGTAGACCGAGGAACGCACCGAGGGGTTGGACTCGATAGCAGCAGCAACAGCGGTGGAAATAGCAGCGGAGATCTTACGGTTGTTGACTTCGTCACCGGCAACATAGTTGACGGGGATGGTCACGGGAACGCCGAGCCACTCGCCATTGGCGGTGTAACCGGTGGAACCGTCTCCGGCAACCAGTTTGATGCCGTTGATGGTCATCTGAACATACACCACATTGCCGGCCATCAGGGCTGAGGGCAGGTCGGTGGAGTTGATCTTTGTTCCTGAGGGGAAAAACTCGAGTTCTACAATTTGGTTAGGGGTTCCAACGCGAACAACACGAAGGTCACCAACCTGAGAATTCTGGAAAAACTCGTTTACGCAGTTGTAGCTAAGAGCTGGAATGCGAGCCGAGGGAATAACACCACCCAAAAGTACGCGATAGTCAGCCAGAGAGGTGACAGGAACGGGGGTGTTGAAGGGGAAGCGAGTTGTAGAAACGTTTTCTTCGGTTTCTACGAGCATGTAAACGGTGCTGAAGCTTGACAGATCAGCTGCAGCAGCCCTTCCGGCCTGCTCATTAATGTACACGCCGGGAGCGCCAGGGGTGATCCCACTGGTACCCAGAGAGAAAGTTGCCATGTTATTACAGGGAGAGCCCTACTTTTCAACCTTGCTACCGGTAAGGGCGTTCACCGTTTAGTCTCCGCAGAGGCAAGATCTACTACAAAGGTTTTACCCGTTCTGCGACCCTGTAAAGGCTTGTGTGGAGTCTAATGTAATTCCGTTTATGGTATCGCGTTCAACGACTCCCTGAAGTGTGTAGCGATTCAGGGCTTCTGTGTAAGACGCTTCGGTCTCGTAAGGAAATATTTGATCATAGGTTGAAGCGGAGGAAAGCCCGAAAATGAAGTTTCCCTGGGACAATCCTCCGGCAGTACCGTTTTGGCTACTAATTAGTAGCTGGGCTCCTATCGGAGGCAATTCCGTAACACTCCATTGCGGGTTTTGCTCTAAAACTTCGCGATAAGATAATGAATCTTCGAAGTAGAGATAACCGAGTTTACGCCAGGTAAACTGTTGTTGAAATGGTACGGAAATAGACATCAAATCCTCTTCTGAGCGCGAGCGATGAGGCGAGCACCGATGGAAGTACCACGGTTGAGTTGAAATCCGCTTTCTTCTGCAACTTGGGCAGCAGCCTTTTCAAGGGCAGCGGGATTTGCAGGAACGAAGATGTTCTCGTCGAGAGACTTCTTAGCGAGCTTTGCACGAACATCCGTTTGAATTTTTTCAGGAGCGGCAGCTGGTGCGGGTGTCTGAGGCTCTTCGGATACGGTCAGTTCGATGTTAACGGGAGCTTTCGGGTCTGGGGCAGCTTCTTTTTCAGGAGTTTCCACCACTTCCTTTTCGGGAGTGTCAAGGATCTCCTCTTTAGGGGCTTCGTCCACTGTTTTCTCAGTAGTTGTGGGCCGAGTGGACTTGTTAGTGCGTGAGCGAGCCATGGTTAGCGTTTACGTGAGAGAATGTTTTTCCAAGAGATCGGAACGATCTGCTTAAGTGAGATGTCGGGAACACCCATCCAAGGGCGAGCAGGCATTTTAGATGTCCCGTATTGGTTGTAAGCTCCATAATCAGTGGAGCGAACAAGAAATTTGTTGCCACGGGTGTAAATATACGCGGAATCAAGCATAGCCCCAGTTGCCCGTAAAATGGGTTGACCAGGGTATCTTTCTGCTTTCCAAGCCGAGTATCGAGGACTTAACTGAGCCCACGGTCTACCCGTTGTCGGATCGACTTGTTGCTTCCAAAAAGAAGGGTGATCGTCGAGAAGGACGGGGGTCCATTCTTCTTTTGTAGGATTCCACCAGTTCAGGTTTAATGGTGTTAGCCCGTTGCCTTGAACTTTAAAGTTGATCACCTTTTCCTCTTGGCAGATTTCTTCATCTCTTTCTCCTGTTCTTCCGCGTGATTTTTCACGATTTGAATCATCGTTTGAATCTTACTCATTGGTTGTTGCTCCAACCAATCAACTGAGGAATCCCAACGTTGTTTACACAAGTGGTAGGATACTTCTAACCAGTTTTCAACTGTTAAAATGTTTTGATTCAAAATGTTCTCGCTAATCCACGTAAACGTATCTCGAGTTTGAGGTAACGAAGCAGAGTCAAGAACTTCAGGGTTGAGAAGTAACCGGGTTACAAGAGGAATGTAACCTTCTTCTTTCTGTCGAAGAATCTGAGCGAAATAAAAATCTTTCGGCCGTATTTCTCGAAGATGGAATACAGGACCCGACCCAGAAGAAACAAAATAAGTAAAATCTTCTAGGTCTTCAACGGTCAGTTTGGGTCGTCGTCCTCGCTGCCACTGGCGTCGGCCACGAGGTTGCTTAGTTTTTTGAAGTCACGGACTCCGAGATCGAGAATTTCTTCGTAAGTGATTTTGTCGTCACTAACGATCAATCGTTCGATAATTTTCATTCCTTTTTCAACATCACCCGCTTTGGACAGATCTTTTTCCATGAAGATCAAATCACGCCCCGTCATTTCGCGGATAGTGATTGTGCGTCCGTCGCTAATGGTGGTTGAGAAAGTTTGAAGGCTCGGTTTAGCCGCTTTTTTGGTTGCCGGTGTGGCTTGGACCGCGTCGTCAGAAATAGTTCTCATTGGTTACGTGTGAGAGTTTATCAAGTTTTACCCGCTGCTGGAATAAACGGTCTTCGAGAGCGAGATCTCCGCATCCTACGGGTAGAGAGAGGTAAAGGGAGTTGGCCTCTTTCCAACTCAGTTCGGCATCAACAAGACTGTTCATTTCAAGTC